TGAATCAGAAGGTCGTAACAAATGTATTACAGCATTTCACACGATCCGGTAAGTTTGAGCGGATCTATTTGATCAACAATCAGAAGGTCGAAGAAATCGCTGGCGAACTACCTATTATTGGGTATTGGGATCAAATCAATGTTTTGATTGCTAATACCTTGCACATGATCAATGTGTATCGTAACAACTCGCCTATTATGGGCAGCTTGGATCAGCCGACAGAAACAAATCGTATTTCTACTATCGGAATCAAGAGTCTTGAAGACGATGTAAAAAAGATGTTCTACGGCCTTGCCAACGTAAGAGAAGAGAGTTACATTTATGCTATCAGTGAGGCACGGTTGTCAAAATCGAATGACTTACTGAAGCGTGCTAAAGAAGAAGTAAAATCTAACACAACGGAAACCAAAACCGTTTCATTCAGTTTCTATCCTACAAAGTATGATAGAGATTTAGTGTATGTCTTGGAACATACTTCATTCGTGCAAGAGCAGCGATAGGAATAAATCTTCCTATTGACTTTAGGGTAAAACCCACAACTAACATAAAGGAAAAAACAAAATGGCTATTGATATCAGCAAGATGAAGGCTAAGCTTTCTGCAACCGAGAGTAAGGGCGATACGTCCAGTAAGGTTTCGACTTTTTGGAAGCCAGTAGAGGGCGAGCAAGACATTCGCATTGTGTGTCCATCAGACGGAGATCCGTTCCGTGATTTCCACTTCCACTACCTAGAGGTTGGTGGTAAGCGTAAGACTGTATTGTGTCTGAAGAAGAACTTTGGTGAGCAATGCCCAATCTGTGAGTTTGCTTCACAGACTTGGCGTGATGGTGTCGCTAACAACGACGATGAAGATAAGAAGCTCGCTAAGTCGCTATTCGTGAAGGAGCGTTACTTCTCACCAGTTTTGGTCCGTGGTGAGGAAGATAAGGGTATCCGTGTTTGGGGTTATGGCGGTACCGTTTACAAGAAGCTATTGAGCCTTGTTCTGAATCCAGACTATGGTGATATCACCGATACCGAAGAGGGTACCGATTTGACAATCTCGTACTCCACCAAGACCGGTCGTATGTTCGCTGAGACTGACGTTGCTCCTCGTCGTAAGACCTCTGTGCTTTGCTCCAAGGCAATCGGTGGTTCAACTCGTTGCGCCGAACTCCTAGAGTCAATGCCGTCATTTGATTCGTTGTTTGAGCGTTTGACCGCGCAACAAATCACTAATCTTCTTGATGAGTTCCTAAGTGATCAAAATGGTGCAGGTCCAGAAGTTCAGAAGTACAATGCTAACACAAGCTCGGACGATGATCTTTTGAACTCAGTTTTCCGTGAGATTAGTGCCGCTAGTAAGTGATAAAAACTACTTATACTCGACCGGAGAGCTACGGCTCTCCGGTTTCGGAGTACGGGTATGAAAGAAGAGAACGAGCGTTTGTATCAGTTTGATATTAACTACACCCTTTGGGCTGTATTTGTTTTAATAGTAGCTTGGGCTGCTATACCATTTGTGAATGCTTATGGTTCTGAACCTAAGATTGGTTTAGTCCAAGTCGAAGAAGAAACAAATACAATCTATGTTGTTGGCAAGAATCACGCTAGATCACACGCATTTACAATAAACTAAATGGAGTTGTAATGGCCCGTAAGACTGAAAGTAAACCGGGCAAGCTATCCATCGCAGAAATGAGAAACCTTGTCAATAAGAAATATGGACAAGAGATTGCTCATGATCTAACGAAGGAAAATCCAACTGAGGTAACTGATTGGGTTCCAACTGGCGCACGCTGGTTGGATTCTATCATTTGCCGTGGTAAGCTTGCTGGTATCCCCGTAGGAAAGATTACAGAAATCGCCGGTCTAGAAGGTACCGGTAAATCATACATGGCTGCACAAATCGCAGCAAACGCAATGGCAAAAGGAATGGATGTAGTCTACTTTGATTCAGAATCAGCAGTAGATCCAGAGTTTCTAGAAGCAACAGGTTGTGATCTAAATAAGCTTCTATACATCCAAGCAACAACAACAGAACTGGTTCTAGAGACAATCGAAGAACTACTGACCGCTAATAACGGTTCTATGTTCTTTATTTGGGACTCACTAGCTAATACGCCAGCAGCAGCAGACGTAGAAGGTTCGTTTGACCCAATGTCCTCAATGGCTATGAAGCCAAGAATCTTGTCAAGAGCTTTTTCTAAGCTAACAATCCCTATCGCTAATACCAAGTCTACACTGTTGATCCTCAACCAGCTTAAAACTAATATTACTTCTAATAGGGCAGAGCTTCTGACAGAGCCTTATTTTACTCCCGGCGGCAAGGCACCAGCGTATGCATACTCGCTGCGTATTTGGCTAACTGGTCGTAAGGCAAAGGACAGCTACATTCTTGATGAACGTGGTTATCCAATCGGTTCGGAAGTCAAGGCTAAGATCAAGAAGTCACGTTTCGGCTCTCTCAATCGTGAATGTACATTCAAGATTATTTGGGCAGGAGGACTCGCAAAGGTCCAAGACGAAGAAAGCTGGTTCAATGCAGTTAAGTCTTCTAAACATCTTGAACAGGCAGGAGCTTGGTTCTCGCTGGTCTATGAAGATGGAACCAAAGAAAAGTTCCAAGCAGCTAACTGGAAAGAGAAGCTAGAGTCTGATAGATTCAGGGAAAGAGTTTTGCAGTTGATGGATGAAGAGATCATTGTGAAGTTTGAGACTCGCGAAGGTAATGCAGAAGATTACTTTGACGTAGACTCAGCGGACGACGAGCTAGACTGACATTCGCTTGACAAAGTTCTGCTGGACGCTCGGCCCCTCATACGTTATCTTATAAGTGTATGAGGGGTTCATGAGTTTGACGAAGCGACAGCGCAGGTATTTGGAACTGGCCAAGAAGATTGCGACTTGCTCAGATTCCCCGGATTATCGCCACGGAGCCGTTCTTGTTAAGGGCGGTTCTATCATCAATACGTCTTGCAATGATTTGCGATCTGTTTGGTGGGCGAATCGTTTTCGCAATCATAACTGCGGTCATGCTACGCAACACGCCGAAGTCGGCGCTGTTCTTGGCATTGCTCGCGATGTTACCGATGGGGCTGTTATGTATGTTGCCCGTGTCGGAAAGAGGAATGAGTTTCGGCTTTCGAAGCCGTGTCCAATGTGTCTCCGAGTCATGGAGCATGTTGGGATCAAGAAGGTGGTTTACACCGTTGACGATGAGCATGTTGCCAGCATCAAGCTCAGCAATGGTTTGACCGACGAAGATTTGTTTTACCAAACGAGACAGCCTAAGCCGAAGAAGGAGGCAAACAATGGCGACTGACAATAATAAGCGAGTTATGATTATTGACGGGCTGAACATGTATCTTCGTGGATACATTGTCAATCCCGCTATTTCCACCAATGGTAATCCTATTGGCGGTGTTGTAGGCTTCCTTGGCTCTCTAAACAAGCTAATGAGGGAAATGAAGCCTACCCAAGTGGTTATTTGCTGGGATGGCCCCGGCGGCTCTCAGAAACGTCGTGAGATCATTAAGGAATACAAGGCTGGTCGTAAGCCTATTCGTACCAACTACGAAGTGGAAGGTATGAGCGAGCAAAGCAAGAAAGAGAACCAAGTCTGGCAGCACTCTCTTCTTTTGGAAGTTATCAACGAGATGCCCATCATTCAGCTTATGCTGGATAATGTGGAAGCAGATGATTTGATTTCCTATGTTTGCTCACACTCCAAGTATGATGGGTGGCAGAGGATTATTGTTTCTTCTGATAAGGACTTCTTGCAACTTCTAGACGAAGAGACTATCTTGTATCGTCCAATCCAAAAGCAGATTCACACTAGCAAGAATGTTATCGAAGAGTATGGTATTGCTCCTGAGAACTTTGCAATCGCCCGTGCCATTGCTGGTGACAAGTCTGATAATCTTCCCGGTGTTGGTGGTGTTGGTCTTGCGACGATTGCCAAGCGTTTTCCTTTCTTGAAGGAAACCAAGGGCTTCTATCTTCGCGAGGTATTGGAATATTGCAATGAAAATCTAAAGCAGTCTAGTGCATACGATACCATTGCTAGGAACTTCAGCATTGTCCAAGACAACTACAAGATGATGAATCTTTCTCCTCCTTCTATCTCGGTCCAAGGTCGTGAGAAGATCAACTACGCTCTGAATAACTTTGGGTTTGATCTAAACCTTACGAATCTAAAATCTCTTTCTCTAAAGAACGGCTTCGCAGCATTTGATTGGTCGGACATCACTGTTAGCCTTCGACGCATTGTGTCAAGCAATAGCAAAACGCTTGACGGGCAAGCGTGAAAGGGTTATGATTATACTCGAAAATAAAGAGGTACACTAATGTTGGAACAGAAGCCGGTCAACTTTGCACAGTACGGCAAGTCTTTCCAAGAAGACCTATGTAGTCTAATCCTCGATGATCGACCTTTCGCAGATCAACTACTGGAAGTATTTGACCCAAACTTCTTGGAACTCAAGTATCTTCGTGTGTTTGTCGAGAAGATTGTCGAACATCGAAAGAACTACAAGATTCATCCTAGTCGCAAGACTATGGTTACAATCATCAAATCAGGTCTGAATGACGAGAATGATGCAACAAAGCGACAAGTCGTTGATTTCGTCGCTCGGGTTTTCGCTAGAGAAGAAGTAGAAGAGTCCGGCTTTATCAAGGATACTTCTCTAGACTTTTGCCGTAAGCAAAAGCTAAAAGAAGTCATGATCAAGTCGGCAAAGCTAATCAACACAGCTTCGTTCGATGAAATCACCAAGTTGATTACAGATGCTGTAAAGCTTGGTTCTTCGAATGACTTTGGTTATGATTACCTAAAGGATTTCGAACGTCGGTTCGAACTAAAGGCCCGAGATCCAATCCCAACTACTTGGAACGAGATTGACCAAATCACGGGCGGCGGTATTGGTAACGGAGAGCTAGGAGTCGTAATCGCCCCTACGGGTGCCGGTAAATCAATGGTATTGGTGCATTTGGGAGCGCAAGCGGTCAAGCAAGGCAAGACAGTAGTTCACTACACCCTAGAGCTATCAGACACCGTTATCGCGCAAAGGTACGATAGCTGCATTACCGAGCTTCCACTAAGCGAGTTGATGAACCACAAAGAAATCATTCGTGAATCGGTCGAGCAAGTCCCCGGCGCACTAATTATCAAAGAATACCCCACCAAAACGGCTAGCGTAAATACTTTGCAATCACACCTTGAAAGGTTGCGTGCAAAGGGAACAAAAGTGGACATGGTGGTGGTTGACTATGGCGACTTGCTAAAGCCGGTCACTAGAGACAAGGAAAAGAGGAACGAGTTAGAATCAATCTACGAGGGACTAAGAGGACTAGCACAACAGTTCCAATGCCCTATTTGGACTGCTTCGCAGACCAATCGGTCTGGCTTGAATGCCGAAGTAATCACAATGGAATCAATCTCAGAAGCTTTTTCGAAATGCTTTGTTGCTGATTTCATCTTTACAGTATCAAGAACGATTGAAGACAAGCAGAACAATACAGGCAGGATCTTTGTTGCTAAGAATCGGTTTGGACCGGATGGTATCGTATTCCCTATTGACATGAGTACTAGGAATGTGAGTATCAAGATGAAGGTACCAAATACAAATCAAGATCCCTTGTCGCTGGGTCAAACAACAAACTTGACAGCTAAAGATCAAGCTCAACGCCTCAAAGACAAGTACAAGAAGTTTAGACAATCTATTAGAGCAAACACAACGGAGAATACAGAAAATGAATCTAGCAACTAGGATTTTGTCGGACATTACAGTCCACATGAAATACGCAAGGTATCTTCCAGAAGAATACCGCCGTGAATCTTATGAGGAAATCACGGAACGCAAT